ACATCTGCAGTGATAGTTGTTTCACTTTGAGGAAGCTCTAACATAGTTGAACCAGAAGTTCCAAAGTTTCCAGCTGAATCAGCGACTGATCTAAAATCAATTACATCTCTTAAATTAACTGTTCTACCTTCAGGTGTTCTAAATGATGGTATTTTATCATATTCTACTTGTGATGAATATGAATTTACAGAAAAGTAATCGCCACTAGTACTTGGATTGAAAAACTTATATTTAACAAATACATTTCCGCTTGGCGCAGAAACACCTTCTTTCAAAATTAATCTGCCGGGTTCATATCTTGAAGGTCTTTGGCCATCATCAATTGTAAATCTTGATGATAAGTCTAGACTGCTGTCTGCTGTAGAAACAATTTCTTGTACATTAAAAATGTCAGCTCTTTTCAAATTAATGAATTTTAGTCCGGCACCATCGGATTCAACACCAGCCGACACAGTAAAATCTGTTAATACTTTTTCTTTTGGCGCTGTTTGAGTTTTTTCAACGTATGCAGCATACTCTATATTTGATGAACTAACTATTGTATTACCTGTTCCAAAATCAGCCGTATTTGCTGCAAGGTCGACAGTTGGTGAAATAGTAGATATATCACTGTCAGCCTTTGCAAATATGAAATTTGAAGTTGACGTATATGTTTCACCTGGGTTTCCAGCTATTGATTGCAATCCAACTACGCCTGAACCATTTGCACTTTTATTTGAAAACTTTCTTTGTGCAGTATAATTTAAATCTGTTATAGTAGAAGGTCTACTCTTAGGTAATTCAAAAAAACTATAATCATTAGTAGGTTCTTTGACAACAGCCTTTGAGTTATCTAAAGTAATATTAAAATAATTATCAAGAGCAGTTCCAACACTTTTAACATTTCTAAATGCTTGGCCACTATTCATTTGTATATCAGTAAGATGAACTTTAATGTTTAATCCATTTTTTGTAAGTGCTTTAACTCGAGCAGTACCTATTGTACTACCTTGATTACCACTATCACTTCTTAAATTCATTTCTTCCATATTATCAAAATTTGGAATACCTTTAGATGAACTATCGCCAGCACCAGGCGTTGTGATTACATGATGTGCAAGAACAGCACTTACTGGTTCATTATTTATTTCTAAAGTTGCAGTTGGTTTTTTCACTCGTATTGTAGTAGGATAAGGCTTAGTTGCTCTATATCCATCAACTACCACTGTGCCATCACTCACCTTTAATAATAAATGTGTATTTTCTGAATCTAGTTCAAATTTAGCAGTAAAAGGTTTTACTTCATAGTCACCAGAATTTTCTTTAATTCTAGTCGCAATTAAATCGTTTGGAATATTATAAGATTGATTCGTATCAACATTTTCAAAAACTGCGCCATCAACTATTGTTGCAACATGTATAAAATTGTCACTTGCTGTTAATTCATCACGTTCTGCGATAGTAAGTGTAATTCGATATCTATCAGCACCTGGTGCACTTACGTTTGGAGCAGCTCCTTGGTTGTCATATAAAGCAGCATTATCACTTGCAGTTACTACATCTTCTATTGATTTAAATCCAATATCTGTACTAGGATTATCAGTATATTTAGATATGATTTTACTTTGATCTTGAGTAAATACAAAATTTCCACGTGCGTAATAAACACCACTGCGTATCGTAACTTGAGTACCTGCACCGACAACATTAGGTTCTGCGGGTTCAGTTTTTTTAACCTGTAAATTAGTACCATCAGAAACATTCATCAATTCCTCTGGAGACATTCTTTTTGTTATGGTAGTATCGCCTGACTGTTGAGCTGTTGCAGTGTTTGTATATTTTACATAAAGTGTAGCTGGATCACCTCCCGATGCAGCAACTGCTTCTATTATAGTTGCAACTACTGTCGAGTTTTGACCTTCTACTGTTTTTCCTATAAGAGTTGAAACTTCTGGCAAGCTGTGAGTAGATTCATCTAACTTAATGAATTCATATTTTGGATTTATATTAACGCCACCAGGTTTTACAACTGTTCCTTCTTTAAATACATTATTACCGAATCTTGATATTTGACTTTGTAACATAGTTTGAAGTTGTGTTAATTCTCTTGCTTGTAATCCTACACCCGAATTAAATAATATTCTATGATAGTTATCGCTATCACGAAAATCATCTTTATAAGTTGTCGATAAGCTGGTCTTTGTAAATGTTGTCGCCATATTAATATCCTATTATAGTGTAACTACTACTTTAATATCTTCTGTTTGAGAAATAGTTCTAATAACCGGTGCTCTATTCTCTATATATAAAACTTCTCCAGAAGTGTTAATGTATAACTCATTTGAATCTGCAACCACTGCAACTGTTCCTGTTTGGCTTCCTTCATCTGTAAGAGTGTTTCCTACTTGAAACGGGGTATAACCGGTGCTGTCAGTTTGATGATAATATATCTTTGCACCAGCTGTAGTATGATTCGCAAACTCGTTAAAATATGCATTTGCTGGTGGTGTTTCACCATTAGTAATCAATTCGTCAGCTTGTAATTGACTTGCAAAAGCTGAATCTGCTATTAGATATTTTAAAGCTTTCGCGGTATTTGCAATTAGTTTATTTCCATTAACTGAATCAGTACGTGGATTTCTAATTAACATCACTTGTCTGTAATCTTGATTAGTTCCTGTTAAGAAGTCTCCATTTTCTGTTCCAGCCGGTTTAGAATTAAACATCAGTGATGTAGCTTTCAACTCATCTCTTGGATCTGCACCGATACCATTAGGTGGACCAATCACAGCTCTTGCTGTTGCACCGCTTCCGCCTCCTCCAGAAATTGTAACTGTTGCATTTACAAAATTATTTCCTGAACCTGCACTTTCGTTTAGCATATCAATCTTAACAACTTTTTCACTTGATATAACTGCAGTTGCTTGTGCACTGTCACCTAAAGCCCCGCTGTTTCCTGTTATTGTAACAGTAGGAGTGCCTGTGTACCCTGACCCTTGATTTTCTACGACGATATTTGCTATTCTACCTGCATCGGCAGAGTCTTGCGCAGCTTTTTGTTGTATTTCAAATGCATCGCTAGGAGCAGAATCCACAAATTTAACTGGAATAAAATTGGCCGATAAAAACGAAGCTGTATCACTACCAGATATCGCATATAAAAATCTCCAAGTGTATCCATCTGAAGTTTTAAATGGTTTTGGTGATGTGCCAGTCGGTTTAACAGTTGACTTATTTATAGCACCAGTTCCGCTCTTGCTTTGTTGTAAACAAATATAAACATGATTATCTTCAGTAAGAACATAATAAGTATTTGATGGTATTGTAGTATATTCGTCATCATAACCGCTATATTCGTCACCAGAGCTCCAATTGTGTCTTGGTATTACAAAAGATGTTGAGCCTACAGCTTTTACAGATTGTAAAGCATTCTGTGCTTCTCTTATTGTTTTAGGTGTATCTGTCGGTGTTGGAACAGTTTCAGTTGAGTTCCATTCATCATTTTTTCCAATACCTATGTAATATCTTGCAATTGAAACATCTGATGCTTCATCAAATATTTTTTGCATGAATTGTTTTTTAAACGGATCTGTAATTATTGCTGTCATTGTGTATCTCTATGCTGTTATTGTTAAACCGGCCGAAGATGAATCTGTTGTTAATAGAAACCAATTGGCTCCGTCCCAGATGCATTGTGCAGCTTTGTTTTGTGTTAAACTAAATGTTGTCCCGTTTGCAAATGCATTAGGTGTGACAGTCGCGAGACCGGCTCCTTTATTTGTAAAGATTTTAAATTCACCTATTGTTGTACCATCTCCTAATCCAACTGCTAATGCTGTTCCACTATTACATATTACTAATGAAGAACTAGAATCAGCCTGACCTCCATTATGACCATTAGAATCAAATTCATCAGAGCTAAATGCAGCTTTGCCTATAGCCACAGATCCTGTACCTTGACCTGATAGTGTCAAGTTAACATTCGTATTGGCACCATTTCCAGTTGCTGCTATTGAAGGATGACCATTATTTGCTTTATTAGTAATAGTAATTTCATTTACTGCACTTGCTGTTCTAACTAATTTTATTAATTCACTTCCTGAAGAATCATTAATGCTTTGTTGAATAATTGGCCTATACACTGTAGGCGATTTTATTGTTTTATTAGTTAAAGTATCTGTAGTTGCTCTTCCTACAAGCGTATCTGTTGATGTAGGTAGAGTTAATGTTCCTGTATTCTTTATTGTAGAAATTATTGGTACTGTTAGTGTTTTGTTCGTTAATGTTTGAATTGTATTATTGAGTGTAATGGTTCCTGTAGAATCTGGTAATGTTATAATGTTATCTTGTGATGGATTTGCGGCTTTTAATCTTGTTTCGAAATTATTTGCACTTGTTCCTTCAAAGGTAACTGCATCGGTTTCTAGAGTAATTTGTGATGATAAGTTACTGCTATCTCCTCCACCAAGTAATGCATATATTTCAGCGAAGTTTGAATTTATTTTTGTTCCGGCTTGTCGTAATGTATCACCATTACCGTCATTAGCTGAACTGCCTATACCAATATTTTGTCTAGTCATTTAATCTTCCTAATAAGTTCTATTTATACATAAAAATAATCGTTATGTGTTAAAAGATGAATCAAATTGTGCGTTATCCATTGTCTCAAGAGTAAGTGAGAAATCTGGTGCAGCTGCTTCTGCGCTATCACCTAATGCACCAACAAAGTCTTTTCCTTGGCCACTATCATCAAATGTAAATGAATTAGGTGTAATGATTTCTTCAACGTTTCTATAAAATCCTTGAAGTTGTGTAGATGTAAGTGACTGATATACACTAATTTTTTGATCAAGGCCTACTCTGACTGTTGTTCCATCAGAATCTATCAACGCAGTTAATTGAGTAAATGGTGCAAATGCTGATGCAATTCCAATGCCTTCTAACACTCTAGATGCGCTATCAAGTAATACTAATGGAGCAGATGCATTCCCTATAGCTTCAACATCTGTTACAACTGTACCAGCAATATGAAATCCTGCAGGATGCACAAACTTTTTATATAGTTC